CCGAAAAGGCCTGTATCGAGATTGGCATTATCCTGCCCGACATCGTGATCGTCCGCGATTCCGGGCGGATACGCCTGACCGGGCGCGGGCTGCGCCGCCGCTGGTGGCTGAATGCTGCCTTGCGCTGGCTGGGGAGATTGTTGCGATGAGCCTGGAACAGGATTTTGCGCTGGCCGCGATCGACTGGCTGGCGGGCGATGCGGCGCTGATGGCGCAAGTCAACGGCGTGTTTCATCGCGCCCCGGCGCGCATCGCAGTGCCCTATGTGCTGCTCGACGATGTGCTGGCGACCGATTGGGGCACCAAGGACCGGCCGGGGCGCGAGCTGCGGCTGGCCTTTTCGATCCGCGATGGATCGCAAGACGCGGGCCCCCTCTCGGCCATCACTGCGACGCTCGAAACCCGGCTTGCGGCGATGCCACGCAGCGGCACCGGCTATCGGCTGGTCAGCCTCCACCCCCTGCGCAGCCGCACCGTGCGGATCGGCGAAACCTGGCTCGTCACGCTCGACTATCGGGCGCGGCTGCTGGCTCCCTGACGAAAGGACCAAGACATGACGGCGGAAAAAGGCAGCGCCTTCCTGCTCAAGATCGGCGACGGCGCAAGCCCGCCCGCTTATCGCACTGTGGCGGGTCTGCGCACGACGCAGATGGCAATCAATGGCGAACCGGTGGTGATCACGCACAAGGGCAGCGGCGGCTGGCGCGAGCTGCTGTCGGGCGCCGGCGTGCGATCGGTCTCGGTCTCGGCGGCGGGATTGTTCCTCGGCTCGGATGCCGAGACCGCGATCCGCGTCCATGCGATGAACGGCACGCTCGACGATTACGAACTGAGCTTTGAGAGCGGTGCGCGGATGCGCGGGCGGTTCCTGGTCGCGCGGCTCGAATATGCGGGCGATTTCAACGGCGAGCGCAATTATTCGCTCGCACTCGAAAGCTCCGGCGCGGTGACGAGCCTGTGAGCGCCGTGGCCAACCCGGTGCGCGGCGAAGCAATGCTGGCACTGGCGGGGCAGGATGTGCTGCTGCGCCCGAGCTTTTCCGCCCTGGTCGCGGCGGAGCAGGAAATCGGACCGCTGTTCGATCTGGTCGAACGCGCCGCCGCCGGGCGGCTGGGCCTGGCGGAGCTGGTCGCGCTGCTCTGGCACTGCCGCGATGCCGCGACCTGCCCGCTCGATCGCGACGGCTTTGCCGAGGCGGTGGCCGAGGCAGGGCTGGTGGCGCTGACCCCGGTGCTGAAAATCCTGCTCCGGCAGATTCTGCAGGGCCGATGAGCGCAGCGCGTTTCGCCGATGCGGCGCGGGCCCTTTCGGGCCTGGCGGCGCGGCTGCTTGGTTGGCGGCCGCAGGAATTCTGGCAGGCCACGCCCGACGAACTCGCGGCGGCGCTGACCGTGCCCGGTGATCCGCCCGCCGCGCCGCCTTCGCCCGAGGCGATAGCCGCACTGCGCGCGCTGTTTCCCGATGGATCGGAGACACGAGATGGATGACGAGATCGAGCAGCTGCTGGTCAGCGTGCGCGCCGATACCCAGGGCTTTGGCCGCGATGTCGCGGTGATGCGCGGGCAGATCGACAGCACCTTGATCGAGGGCTTTGGCCGGGCAGGCCAGGTGCTCGAGCACGGGCTGCTCGCCGCGATCAGGCGCGGCTCGCTGGGCTTCGAGGATCTGAAGCGCATCGCGCTCGCGGTGATGGAAGAGATTGCGACAGCCGCGATAGAAAAGGGGCTGGCTGCGATCGGGCTGGGCAGGGGGGATGGTGGCGCATCGCCGGTGGTCGGCCTGCTGTCCGGGCTGCTCGGCCTGCCAGGTCGCGCGACGGGGGGGCCGGTTACCGCAGGGCGGCCCTATCTGGTCGGCGAGCGCGGACCCGAACTGTTCGTGCCGCAGGGCTATGGCCGGGTCGAGCCGCGGAGCGGCGGGGGCGGGCGCGATGTGCGCGTCTCGATCAGCATCAACGCTCCAGCCCAGTCCGCGCCAGCCGCGATGCAGGCCTCGAGCCGTCAGGTCGCGCGCGCGGTCCGCCGCGCGCTGATGGAGGTTTGAGCCAGGGCCTATTGGCTGTGCGATTCACGCCGCGACCAGGCATCGAGCCATATCCAGCGCTTCGATCCGCGTTTCTGGACGGTCAACTTCCCCCGCCCGATGATGGCGTCGGTGGTGACCATCGCGGCGGATGCGTTGCGGGTCGATCTGCAATTCCACGATCGCGACGCGCTCGCCGGGCTGATCTGGGAGAGCGAGGACCGGTTCGATCACCCGCTGCTCGCCTATGCGACCGGGCGCGACTATCGCCGCACCACGCTCAGCTTCCATTGGCGATCATCAGGGGTCAAGCCGCTTGATGCGGTGCATGGCCCGACGCTGACGATCGAGGGGCGCGATGCAGCGGGCCTGGCGAAGAGCTGGTATGTGCGGCTGTGGAACTATGCCAGCGGCACGCCCGAGGATGCGCGGATCACCTTGCCCTTTTCGGCATTGTCCGGCGGGTTCGCGCTGCCGGGCGAGGCCGATCCGGTGCATGCGGCGGACATCGACCGCATGTTCATTTCGCTGGTTCCGCCGAGCTATGACACCAGTCCGGGCGCGCTGGCATCCCCTGCCAATGGCTGGGTCGAACTGACCGACATGTCCTGCGATGGCGCAGGCGCAGTGCTCGAGATCGGCGACGTGCCGCTGCCGCCGCATGGCCTGGCGATGGCGACCGCCTATGACGACAGCTTCAACCTCACGCCCGCGCGGATCGTGCGCAACATCGTGGGTCTGGGCTATCGCGGGTCGATCAACCATTATGTCGGGATGAGCCATTATTTCTCGCTGGCGCGCACCGGCGGGGACTTGCTGGTGACCACCGCAGGCGGCGCGATCAACCCGCCCTGCGCCGCCTGGCACCGCAACCTGGCGGCCGAGGCCAAGCGCTTCGGCCTCAGCCCGATCCTGTCGCTGTCCTATGAGCTGTTCGACGCGCATTGCCCGGAAAGCTGGAAGCAGCGCGCGGAAAACGGCGACCCGGCGCTGACCGGCTGGGTGCCGCCCTCGGCCCTGCTCAGCCCGGCCAATGCCGACGCCATGGCCTATCTGCAGGCCGTCGGCGCGGCATTCGGTCAGGTCCTGGCGGAGGCGGGCCTGCCGGTGCGCTTCCAGGTCGGCGAGCCCTGGTGGTGGATCATGCCCGATGGCCGCATCTGCCTGTACGACGATGCTGCGCGCGCCGCCTTCGGGTCGGCGCTCGTCTCGATCCCGACGATCCGCGCATCGATGAACGCGGCGCAGCGCGCGATGCTCGATCAGGCTGGCGCGATGCTGGCAGATTCGACGCTGGCACTGGTCGATGCGGTGCGTGATGCGGTCGCGCCGCAGCCAGTGGAATCGCTGGTGCTGGTCTATCTCCCGACCGTGCTCGATGCGGCAGCGCCCGATGCGCGGCGCGCCAATGTGCCGGTCGGCTGGGCCTGGCCTGCGTTCGATGTGCTCCAGCTCGAGGACTACGACTGGGTGATCGAGGGGCGCTTTGCCGAGCAGCTCAGCGGGCTGGCCGCGATGCAGCAGCGGCTGTGCTATCCGCTGGCGCAGCAGCACTACATGAGCGGCTTCGTGCTGCTTCCCGAACACAAGGCCGTCTGGGCGAACATCGCGCGTGCGGCGGACATGGCCAAGGCGCGCGGCGTACCCGAGATTTTAGTCTGGGCGCTGCCCCAGGTCACGCGCGACGGCTTTACCTATTTCGATCTGGCCAGCGAAGGAGATGCTGCGATGCAGGCCTTTGACGACGTGCTGTTTCCGCTCGCCATCGGCCGTGAGGCGGAGTGCACCAGCCGCTTTTCGACCCAGGTGTTCCAGTCGGTGAGCGGGCACGAGACGCGCAACAGCCTCTGGGGCGATGCGACCCTGAGCTTCGATGTCGGTCCGGGCGTTCGATCAGAGGCGGATTGCGCCGAATTGATCGCCTTCTTCCGCGCCAGGCGCGGTGCGGCACGGGGCTTTCGGCTGCGCGACCCGCTCGATTGTAGCTCGGCCGAGGCCAACACGCCGCCGCATCATGCCGATCAGCTGCTCGGCGAGGGCGATGGCGTGCGGTCGGAGTTCGCGCTGGTGAAAAGCTATGGCGACCCGCCCGATGGCCAGCAGCGACGGATTACCCGTCCGGTCACGGGCTCGGTGCTGGTGTCATTGGACGGCGTGCCCGCCTCTGGCTGGACGCTCCAGCCCGGCGGCATTGTCCGCTTCGCTTCGCCGCCTGTCGCCGGTGCCGAGGTGCGCGCGGGCTTTCTGTTCGACGTGCCCGTGCGCTTCGCCACCGATGAGCTGACCGTGGGCGCGGCCACCTTTGCGGCGGGCGAGGCGGTATCGGTGCCGCTGGTCGAAATCCGCGAGGCGACATGAGGACACGCTGGTTCGACCGCCCGCTGGAGACGATCGCGATGCTCTGGCATGTCGAGCGGCGCGACGGCATCGCGCTCGGCTTTGCGGCGCACGACCGCGATCTGGTGATCGACCATGTCCGCTATCATGCCGCGCCGGGCATGCTGCCATCGGCGATCGAGATGGATGACGGGCTCG